TGTCCCAGCAATAAACTCAGCCCATCTTGCATAGTTTGGTACAATCCCAGATTGTAATCTACTTGCAAACTCTTGTACTGATACTACAGCCGTTTCATCAAATATATGGTCTGTTCTTCTTGAACCTATTGTTTCTGTATAAAAAGATTCTCTTTGTGGCAATGCTAATTCATAGCATTCCTCAAATACAGGTGTCCAATTATCTTTAATTGCTTTTGCAATTTGAAATTTTGCTAATATTTTTTTGACATTACTTTCAATATTAGCAACATTGACATCTGGTTTTCCTTCAATAGCCATTATGCACCTAGTGTTGTTTTAGTTTTATATTGTTCTGAAAGTTCAAATCCTCTACCGCCTTTCTTTCCTGATAATAAACTTCTTCTTCCACGTCTACCAGCTAGTGCAGCTTGAGTAATTTCAAGTTGATCCGCTTTTAATTGTCCAGCAGTTCTTCTTTCTTCTTGCAATGCTTGTCTATCAGCTCTTCTTGATGACTCTATTTGGTCTTTTTCAGCTTGTGTTCGCTGTGGTGGTTTTGGCATCTTAGGTGCGAATGGTCCTGCACACATTATCTATTCCTCCTATCATGTATATTTCGTCTTGGCTTTACAGTATAAACATCAAAATGTCGTTTTGCTACAAAAGGTTTTGATGTTTTATTACCCATAACAAGGCTTCTCCCCTCTCCTGCACCTAGTAATAAATACTGTAATGCATCATGTATATGCGAAAATCTATTCTTGTTTGGTTTTTCATCATAGCGTTCACCGCTTGTTTGTATACGTTTATAATGATAACCACCGCTAAATCCTTTTATCAAGTTAATACATTTTGGGTCAATTAACAACCCTGACTCTCCATCAGTCATTCTTGTTAATGTAGCATTTACTGCTTCCAATCTAACTAAGACATCATTAGATGGTGCTGGTCGTGCATTTATACCTTTACTTCTAAGTATTTGAAAGGGCGTTGCTTCGTCTGTTTGTACTCTATGGTCTCCTGCTGGGTCTCCAAAGATATGAAATTCTCTTGGCATATACATAGCCATATGTTGTTTTAACAAATCAGAGTATCTAACAATACCCATATCTTCTGCAACTAGCTCATCTAGTATTATCCATCTACCACGCACTCGTTGAGCAAATACACAAGCTGGAGTAAGTCCAAAATCTATACCCATAAATATTGGTGTTGTTTCTGCAACTAAACAATCACTCCTGGCAACATGCACATCATGTCTAAATGAGTCATATACTGGTTTACCATCTTCAATCAATCCCAGTTTGTTAAGAACATATACATCAATCCATGATTTAGTTTTACCTCTAATTATATTTGGATAATAATTAGGCGTAAGATTCTTTGCGTTTTCTGCCTCATCATTCATATCATATCTATCTACTACATCATCTTTACCCATAATTTCATGCATTGCAGGTGGTTGATTAAAAAATGACCAGTTATCAGGTTTAATTAACATCTTCGCTTCTTGTTTTGTAAGATAGTCAGGCAGTACTGTTTCACCAGCAAGTATCGGCCACCAATGCTCTGTATCAGGTGCGTTAGTATCAGCGATAACCCCATACCAGCTTGGGCCACCATCACGCATACTAGGATAACGACCAACACGCATGGTACAAGCATCGACAATAGACTTGGGTATTTCTCTAGCTTCATTAATCCATACTCCTGTAAGTTCTAATGATAGTAGCTTTTTTACATCTTCTGGTCTATCTAAGGCAAGAAAGATAACTTCTAGTTCCATATCGCCTTTTCTAATCATGTGTGTAAAGGGTACGCTGTATAAAAACTTACCCCATTCTTCTTCTGGAAACCAATCTAACCATGTCTTAATAGTAGTTGTTTTGAGTTGTGGATTAGTATTTCTTACTACAGCCCATCTACTTTTGCGTATACCTTCTGCATTTGGTTCTTGTGCTAATGCTCGTCTTAGTATTTCAATACAACATGATACTGACTTACCGCTACCAACTGGACCACGCAATCCACGAAAGAAGCTATCATCTTTCATAAATGTTTTTACTACTGGTCCTGGAGCTTTATAATCTAGTGATGCCATATTTTACTGCTAACTCATAAAGTTTCTCTACTGTTTCTCTTGACATAGCTGCAATAATTTTATCTGCTTCTTGGTCAGTAACAAAATCTTTTGGATAATGTTTCATATGCTGTGTCTTTACAACTAACCTTACTTTATTCCATTGTTCTTGTGTATATACTGCTGAGTTTGCTAAATCATTTGTCATTTAAACTTACCTCTATATCCAATACCAATACTTGTTTTATCATCATCTTTTCTAATTTCTGCTGAAAAACCATCATCTTCATATTTAATTGACTGCCTATCTTTATCACCTTTTTTGCCAATATTAATATCAAATTTTTTACTTTTATATTGTAAGTTATAGTCTACATCTTTTACCGTTTCTCCACTTTCATCAAATATTGTTTGTCCTTGTACATGAAAACCATCTTTTTTATTTTCAACACCAATCCCAATTTCAGTATTAAATAAATCTTCTTCTCCAGGTATTTTCTCAAGAAACATATTGCCGTAGTATTCATTAGATGCTGATGAATTTAATATCATTTCTCTTGTAATAGATTGTTTAATATTATCATCACTACCTGTTGAGGCGTAATCAAGACTTGTCATATCTTTAACATTAGCTTCATCAAAATTATTATTAATATTATCTTCTGCAGGTATACCAAAAGATGACCTGTAATTTTTTAGATAATATCTAATATCTTTTAACATTTGTGCATTTTTTTCTGCATAGTTTGGATCGGTTGCATATATTTTTGATGGGTCAGCTAATATTTTTGCATTTACTTTTTTAAAATTATCAAATGCTTCTTCTATATTGTTGTAACTTTTAAATCTATCTATAATTTTAATTTTGCCTTCTTTATCGTATGCAATAGCACCATTCTCAAAAACGATTGAACCGCCTCTTGTTTCTATTTCTTTTCTTAATATTTCTATACCTGCTGCATCTGACCTTACTCGTTTTCCTTTTTTGTGAGTGTATGCTTGTAGTCCTTCAGTAGTTTGTACTAGTTTACCTTTAGTTTTGTCTGTTTCTTTAATACCAAAGTAATTAAAATTGCCTGACGGTTTATTTAACCAACCACTTTCTAGCATTATCTTTGCTAATAAATTTTCATCAGTAATACCTTTAGATAATAGATACTGCATTGAATCAACTTTAAATTGTTTATCTGGCCCAGTTGGGTCATCTAGCCTTCTTTCTACAAAAGGCATATTAAATTTAGAGCGTGGTGATGGGCCTTTCTCAGCCATTGATAATAGACTCCTGGTAAATTAATTCGTGTGCCATTTTTTCTGCCAACTCTTGTGGGTGTCCTTTTAATAATTTTAACTCCAGGCATTGTTCATATTGCTTTTTCTTCTCTGCATCTTTACGTTTCTTTTCATTGGCTTCCATAGTCTTAGCTCTATGCTCTGCTTTTTCTAATTTAGTCAATGGTTTTTTCTTTTTCGGCATACTACCTCCTAGCAGTTCCAAGCTCTAAGTGATTTATTTATTCTTGAATTTGGATCTCTAGCTGTTTTAGCTGACGTTAATTTTTTCTTCATGCCTTTCATTCTGGCACAAAATGATTTACGCCTCGCCTTATCACGCTTGGATTTTGGATTAGGTGCTGGTGGTTTTAGATTACCACCAGTGCTTCTATTGTAACTGGCTCTCCCTTTGGCGTTCAAACCACCCTTTGGGTTCTTACCAGCTTTGCGTTGCCACGCTGGACTCTTAGCCATTAGTACTTAATCTTTTTTGGCTTTGGCATTTTTACTTTCTTTTTCTTTTTCATACCCTTCATGCTTTACCTCCTTTGTTTTTCATCTGCTTCATTAATTTATTACGAACTGCCTTTGGCAAGTCCTTCATGTGAAATAACTTCTCACTTGATTTTGTATGACTCTTACCTGTATGTAAAGTGCCATCGGCCATCTTGTGTGAAGCACCTGTAAACAAAGTACCATCTTTCTTATAGTGCTTTACTCCTACTGCCATTATGTCCTCCTGTATCGTCTGGTTTTCTTGGCTATATCTTTTGGTTGTCTGCTGAACTGCTTACCTGCTGCGGTGTCCTTACGTTTCTTTGCAGTAGTCCTGGCATACTCTCTAGCAGTCAATGCTTGTCTGGCTTTCTTTGGCAAGTAGCGTTCGCCTGTCTCACTAGACTTCTTGCCTGACTTCGTACCCCAGTCCTGCTTAGACCACTTGGATAATTTGTTGGATTTTTTCTTTGGCCCTGAATATGTGCCACCTGCTTGTTTGTAATACTTGACTGCTAACTGCATGGCTCTGGCTGAGTGTTTGCCACCCATCTTAGCTCTGGCTCTGGCCTTTGCTGCTGCCCACTTCTTGGGGTCTCTTTTCTTTGCGGTACTCATTTCTTCTGTTGCTTACGCTTACGCATAAGAGATGCAATAATTCTTTTCTTGATGGCATCAGGCAGGTTCTTCTGTTTGCCCTTCAACAAACTCTCACCTTGCATCTTCTTCATGGCACTCCCCTGTAGTTAAAATTTTACTATAGCGAAAAAAAAATAAAATACAACATCGAGTTCTGAGAAAAAATAATGCGTGGATACTACCTCTTATAGTAAGGTCAAGGGCATTTTTAAAGGCCTCGCAGTCAACTGAGGTCAATGTTAACCTTAAAATCTCCTACTATTTGGTGCTGATGTTTATCAGGAGCCTTATGTCCTGCTCGGTCAAGTATATCCTTCGCTGACTCCATCTGGACATACTCACTATTGGCTGTCATTGAGAGGCGAGTCAAGGTTCTCAACGCCTGTATGCTGTTGAGTCCGAATGATTCCTTTATCTGCCGATGAATATACTCTGCTACGTGCGGTTTCTTCAGCGTTGCGTAACCTTGGACAGCAGGTGTTTTACCCTTGTATCCTGCTGCTTTACTCGCCTCGTCAACAGAACAGCCAGTAGTAAGTAGTATGTCCACCAGCTTACGCTGTCTCTCGTTCAGTGAAGGAGGGGCCTTCGGTAAAATGGCATTTACGTTCTTTAGTTTAGCCATCACGTTCTCCTCAGTTTACATTGTGCGGACCATATTCGGTTGTTGTTGCTTAACGATAGTACCAATGTTGTTCTACTTGTCAAGCCACCAAGTCTAACTCGTTGATTTAATTACAACCGAATATGATTGATTCACTAAGCGTAGTTTTCTTCCGCAAACCAACGAGGCTTACGACAGTAAACTGTCTTGCCTCGTACCGAGAAGAAAACCGCAAGTGAATCCCCGCACAATGTAAAAATTGCACCGCAAATCAGGTGCAATTCGAGCTGAGGAGAACTGGCTAAACAGAACGTAAATACTCAATAAGATGAGGCGACAGCGAAAAAGATTGACTCCCAATCATAATGCTTTTTGTCTATTGAGAAGTCTACTCGTAATGGATTACTCTGCTAACATCGTCAATGAGATTCTTATCCAAACACCTGAGAAGTTAGCTTTGGAGCTGTCTGCCTCATCGACATGCCCTTATCTGTATTGCTCTTTCAACTCTCTGAATATATCTAAGATTTGCATTCACTTTCCAAAACCCAGCTATTCTGTCGAGGGCAGAACTAGCCATCTTGTTTAGTCTGCTTTAGATAAAGACAGTTTCTGGTCCGAATGGTGAATACATCCTAAGAGCCAGTAGCGGCTCTCTTTTGCTCCTCTATAATTGAGCTTTGTCTAAAGCTGATATTGTGATAGCGAACAGCTTAAAGCCCACTTAGACATCATTCCTAACTTCGTATGCCACAGCCTCGTTCGGTCGTTTCAGCGAAGCTGTAACGAAAATAAGGATTTGTTGAGCCAGACTATCTCGAATGCCATAACTAACCTATTTGACCTCGATAAACCAGAGCATATTTATCTTTTATACCAATAATTTTCGTGGTGGCAGACATCCTCCTCTCACATAAATGTCTTTATATTAACTTTTTTGCGGAGTATAGGTCAGTCGAATTTTCGGTGTCAAGGAGCACAGCGAACCATCCCTTGACACGAAAATGTCGCTGACCGCCTTCGGCCTCCGCAAGTTAATATAAACATTTATGGAGATTATTATGTCTACACCAGAAAATTATATAAAAGATAAAATATCCTCAATCGAGGATCAAATAGGAAGTTATGGCAATACTCGTTTGTCTGGCTCAAATCCTTATTTGACTGAGGCTGATGAGACAGCATACGAAGTTGGAATGATTGTCAAAGATGAACTTCAAGCTGTAATCACTCGCTATCACAATGCACAACATCAGCTAGACAAAGCAAATCAAATTCTAGAGGAGGCGAGGGCAAAGAGAGACCGCACAGGTTCTAACTCTGTATTCACTCAATCGGAACTAGAAACTATATCTAAAGCTAGACAAACTAAAGATGGAGTTCCTGCATTCCTCGAAAGAATATCTTGGAAAGTAAAAGCAAACCTTGATATCTTCGAGAGTTTCAATGAGCAATACAAAACAGATAAGGTGTCGATTGAGGCATACATTCCTAAAGCTAAGATATCTTCTCAAGCATTTGGTAAGAATCTAAACATTGACGCAATGTTAGCTGAGTAATCTTTACGAGTTAGCCTTCTCGACAAAAAGGCATTTATTTTTGTTCATCAATTTTTTCGTGTCACCTTTTAAAACCAAAAGTCAAAGGCCAAAGGCAGGGAGTCAGACAGGGGATAGCAAGTTCTTTCTTTTTTTTCTCTCCTCTTGGGCGAGAGAGAAAAAAAAACCAAGAACTTGTAGTAATAAGATATGGATATTATAGAACAGATATGTTATAGTTTATAGAACAGAAGCGATGGTTAATTAACTTATGGGTTTT